CTTGGCAAACTTCCATGATAGCTTCCCACATGCTTGTTTCACTATCAAAAATACCATTGAATGTTATCCTTTTTTCGTATCCACCTCTACCATCAGGAACAAGCTCATCACAGAAATCAGCCCATTCTTTGAATTTCACCAAATCAAGTCTTGATGGGTCTATGCCATCATATCTGATTACATTCAAGTTATTATTAAACACTGGTTGCGTGAGAATATCATAAGCCACCCATGCAGGATTGTTGTTAAACTTAACCCTCCAGTTTGTGCCATCCCATACACGAACAAGAGAGCCATCGCACATACAGCTAAACCTGATAGAACCACTAATCTGGTCTGAAGCAAGAGCCTTGATTCCAACAAGTGCATGTCTTGGATATTCAAAATCATCAAGATAAACCTCACGCACTGCAGTTAAAAACATTTCATCGCCATATCTGACGCTGTTTCTATCAGCTGTTAGCTTTGTTACTCTGATTTCATACTTGCCCTGTCTTGAAACATCATATTTAAATGTTCTTCTTATCTGTTTATTTTTTGCCTCAGTTATTGTTGTCTCTGCCACAGTTGCCCAGTCTGAACTGCCAAAAGGTCTTGCTTCTATTCTTAAAGAAACAGAGATAGCATCAAACCCACCATTGTCATTTGCATACCAGAGTCCGTTTGGAAATGTAATATCTACCTCAAGAGCATTAAATCCATCTCCAACTGTCTGATAGGTATATGAAGCAGAGGAGCTGATTTTAACTGCCATGTTGTATTCAGTTTTTGTATCATTAAAATGAGAAATAGGTGTCTGGTCAAGCTGTCCTGCTCTTGTTTCTACAAATACACCAGAGAAATTTTCAACAGGTTGGTCATTGATTTTCACATCATATATTCTGCTTACAGGTCCTTGTCCAAGACATACAAGCATGTTTAGATATTGCTGGTCATCTATATTTTCAATGAAAGCAGAAATTATATTGCCAGTCATCTTCATTGTTCCATATATTTTTGGAACAGGAATGCCCTGTTGCTGTGTGGTCTGTGGATTCCATGAATACTGCATACTTTTGTCAAAATCTATTGCATCAGGAGTATTTATCTTTAATGGAGGTGGAGGCAGTAGTGTATTTACAATTAATCCACCAACAACCATCAATCCAGCACTTATCAATCCAACAGTAAGATTGTATCCAATAGTGCCTTTTATCAAACCCCATGCACTGGAAAGATAAGGTGCTATTACGGCTGAAATTACTGCAACGGCAATAAATGCAATAGTTCTTAATATATTTTTACCACCACCTCCTCCTCCACCATGAATAACAGGAGACATAACAATATAATCGCCATGTTTTGGTCTGACAATATCCCACTGCTCTTTCTGTATTATCTGTCCATTTATTGAGATAACAACATCAACATCATGCGGAAAATGTGAGTTTCTAATATCTGTAAGGGTTTTACCCATAAAATCTATAAATTCTAAATCCCTATCTGTTCTGATGAATGGATTTTTAAGTTTAATTAAAGTTATTTTTTCTTCCATCTGTAAAATCCTGCTATTCTTTTTTTCCATGTAATACTGTCAAGCCTTTCAACCGCTACTTCTGATTTTTCAAGTATGTGTATAAAGTATGGTGGATTTAATACTATCCCAATATGCGTTACATAAGGCGGTCTCAATGTAAAAAACACCATGCAGTAAGGCTCTGGTTCATTTAATTGCTCAAGCAATTCTTTACCTTGCAATATTTTTTGATGAATTTCACTGAAGTCAGAGCTTGACTGAAAATCGGGAACATCTATGCCAAGCCTTCTATAAACTTCTCTGCAAAGTCCCCAGCAGTCATAGACTTCAGGACCTCTGCCACCATATTTAAACTTTTTACCAAGCAAATCAATATAATTAAACAATTCTTAAATAACCTCCTGAAAGCCCTTTGTATCCACCAAATCTTCTTGTATTGCCAAGTAGCCTGCACCATTCAAAAGTTCTTCTACACTCTGTAGATGAACCTTTATATCCACACTCAGCAGATTTGAATGTCCACTGACAATGTTCTGCAATGTATCTTAGCTGTGGAAATCTTTTTCTAAGCGGATTAGGAGCTCCAAGAATAAAATGAACCCAGTTTGCATCTGCCTCTGTGCCAAGAATATCAAAAGTCATCTCAAGCTCTGTGTAGTTTTCAGAAAGATGAGCTGTGTTAACAACTATAAGTTTGACTTCCATCCCTACTCCACCTGAATAACTTTCAATGTATGGTTGTAACATTCTTGATACATTACTAACCTGAAGTGTTACTGTTGGAATTTCCCCCTTAGCATTAGTTTGAGATGCTGAAATATTAAAAGGCATAGCATAATAAGTATTTCCCTGAAACTCAATATCTTCTGTGTTATTGCAGAGCCTTAATATTTCCGTATCAGAAACCTTTATCTCAAGCAATATTATCCAGGGGGTAGTAGATGCAATTTTATTTTTTTCTATGATTATATTTGCTGGTAAATTTTTCATAGTTGCCTCAGCTTAAGTTCAACACTCCAGTAGTTAAGCAATGAATTTTCAAACTTCAGTGGCTCTGCAAATCTGACTTGATAGGTCTCGTTCGTAAGTGGATGTGTCCAATTAAAAGAACCAGCTCCACCTTTCATTTGATAATAGAAGTTTTCAAGCGTAGTTTTATCTGAATTCGTTAAAAATTCATATTTGAGTGTAAATGTTTTTCTCATTCTTGTATATCGTGGTCTTGTCTGCTCATATCCAGCTTCAAAAGGACTTCTAATAGTATTATCCTCATATTCTTCTACTAGTGGATAAACTGGATTTGGTAAAGAAGGAAAATCAGCCATTATCTTACTCCCGATATAGCATGTCTTAATACTCCAAACTGTTCAATGTTCTTTAACACGACGCCAATAATGTATTTCTCTCCATCAAACTTTGCACCTGTCTGCTCTGCCTTAACAGGAACACCAGTTTGGTTCTCTATATTTATTGCCACATTTACACCAGCAGGAAGTTGCCCTTTGTTTATTTTGTCAAGAAAGTCAACGCCTTTTCTTGAGACAACATACTCACCTTTTTGAAGTATTGCAGGAACTTCATCCCATGCAAGCCCTCCAGGATGGAATCTCGGGATATATCCACCTGAATGCGCAACAACGCCACCTGAGTGACTTTTAAATAAACCTCCTACCCAGCCTGTTAATGCCTCAGTGAGAGGTTGAATAATCAATGCTTTAAGTAATGCTTTATATATATCATTCAATATAGATTCTGCTAATTTGCCAAAATTTAAAAACCCCTCAGATGTAACATCAAAAAAGTTCATAAAGGCATTTTCCATTGAGGAGGTTATCTGGGTTCCTGCTTCTTTTGCTCTCATAAATGCACTTCTTACTTTTTCTGAATAATCATATATTGCCTCAAGAAAGCCCTCTGAGAGGGTGCCAGTTTGCTCTCTGAGTCTTTCATTCAAATCAATAATGTTATCCCTTACCCCCTGTATCTGCTGTTGCATTGAGAGCCACGCTTCTTCGTTCCCAGCCTCTGCTATTTTTTGAGCCTGCTGTTCAAGAAGAGAAACAAGCTCTTTTTGATTCTCTATCTGCCTGCGGAGGGATTCTTCTTTTGTTATTGCCCTTGATTTTTCAGCAGTCTTTATTTCTGCAAGTTCTATCCCAAGTTGCAACTGCCTTATTTTAAAGTGATATTCCCTTTCAGCTTCCTCCATTTTCTTTAGCATTGCATCATGTGCTTTAGCTTTCAGTTCCTGGAAGGTCTCAAAACTGATAGCGTCCTGATTGTAGAGGTCTTCAAGTTTTTTAACCTTCTCATCTTCCCAATCCTCTACTTCTCTTATTCTTTTTTCATAGTCGTTTAAAAGCTCTTTTGTAATTTCATTTTCTATGTCAACTTCTTTTTGTGCATACTCCCCATAAATCTGAAGTATTTTTTCTTCAGCTATCTGAGCGATTAGAACTTTTTTATCTTGATATTCTTCCTCTGAAATAACCCCTTTTCTCCTGAACTCATTTAGCTTGTTTAGCTTGTCTGTTTCCCATTTTTCAGTCTGAGCAAGCTCCTTCTGAAAACCTACCTGCCTATTTGCTTCAAGAGATGCAAGAAATTCCTGATACTCTTCCCTCCATTTTTCTAATTGTTCGGCTTTTTTCTTATCATCCTCTGGTTTAAATGGTTTAATCCCTTCTGCCGCACCTGCTGATTTTTTAGTTGTTACCCTCTTTTTCTCCCATTCATCATATCTCTTTAGCATCTCATCGCTAAGCCCACCCTTAAAAGCTTCGCTGATGTATTTGCCTGACAACTTAAAGTTTTGTGCTACTTCTGATGCTTCCTTTTTTGCTCCTGCAAAATCTCCTTTTAGCAACTTCCAGAAAGCATTCGCAA